CCATATTGACCACGGCCACTGCGGCCAGCCCCACAGAGCCAACAGCCAGCAACCCTATTCCGAGACCAACATTGGCCCCTGTGAATGCCAGAAGTGCGCCAAGAGCAAGGAGCGCGCCGCTAATCAACGTAATCACATCGCCCACAGGCCCATGTAAAGCTTCAGATACGGTGTCCCAGTTAAGAGCTGCAACTGCCACCATCCCTGCCGCGCCAGCAATCATCAGCCCAATTCCAAGGCCGAGATTTGCGCCGCTGAAAGCGAAAATTGCACCCAGCACAAGCAACGCGCCACTAGTAATGGATAAAATTTCGTTGATATTTTCTGAAATAGGGCCTGCAACAGAATCCCAGTTGATTGCCGCTACAGCCGCAAGGCCAGCCGCACCAATAACCATCAGTGCTATACCAAGGCCGATGTTTGCTCCCGAAAAAGCAAGTATAGCACCAATAACAAGAAGCCCAGCGCTTATTACTGCCATTACTGCTCCGAGCGAGTTTTCCACAAGTGACGCCGCAAGCGTGGGATCGGTAGAAATTGCATGATAAGTCACCAGGGCGCCCGCCACCATCATGGCGAGACCTACAGGGATGTTTGCACCCGTGAAGGTCAGAACCGCGCCCAGCGCCATAAGCGCAAGACCGGTGAATAACTCAGCTATCCCGCTTAAGGCACCGCTTACAACACCGCTGAAGTCCGGCGCTGAACCGGCTGCACCGCCGCCTCCGCCGCCGCCCCCTCCTGAATCGGGAGAGGAGAGCTGATTTATCTCGTCGAAAGAGGCAAGCGATTTTTCTGCCTTTTTTGCGGCTCCGCCGACAGCGCCCATAGCGTCGGCCTCCTCGTAAAGCCCCTCTGCCGCCTCTGTTGAAGATTTAGCAGTGGAGCCAAAAAGCCATGAAACAATATTTGATATCGTGTTTATAACTCTAGTCAGGATATTCACGAGTGTTATAAACGCCGGTATCACGACGCTCATTATTGGCTGAGCAAGATTATAAAGGGCACTGCGCAGCCCGGCTATCGCCGCCGCCGCGTCGTTGTTGGTCTTGATGGTCTTTCCAAGCCATTCCCTGAAAACGGCAAGACCCTGAGAGATGACGGTAAATACCAGCGCGGAACTCACAACGCCGGAAAGGCGTTTTGCGAACCGGCCCATGGAGGCTTCAGCCTTTTTTGTTGCCTTTGACACGTTTTTGGTCGTGTGCTCTGCCTGAACAATTTTCTGAACCAACTCACCAGCGGTTTCTTTTTGTATATCAATAGATCTGGTTGCATCTTCTATTTCTTGTTCATACTTTTTTACACTGTCGGCAAGTTTTTCAACTTGATTTTTTTGGTCAACAAACAATTTTTCTTGCTCCGCCAATGCAGCGGCCAGATGGGTGCGGGCTTCCTTCGCGGCCATCTGTTCATCCATGTTTACTTTTAATCCAGATTTATCAAAGTGAATTATGGCGTCTGCTTTCTCCAATTCAGCACGCAAAGCCTTTACTCGCTTTTCTGTTTCATATGCTGCATAAAATGCTTTGTCAAGCTCTTTAACGATGCCGCTTTGTGCCGCCTGCTTTTTATTGATCTCCGCCTCGGTTTTTTCTATGTTTTTCTGGAGAGCTTTCAGCTTCTTATTCGCCTCTGACACATTGAAGTCAGCCTCAATGATTACAGAGGCGTCGGCATTTGTTGCCATGTCACATACCTCCCCATTCTTTCAAAATGCTCTTTTCCGCGTCTGTATACTTTGTGGAGAAATCCACAAGGTCGCGGTTCCGTCGGTACCAATCACGCTCCGCTTTGTCCAGCGTTTTGTGCCGTGCCAGCTTGTCCCGTATGGCTACGATCTGCGCAAAGGTGCAGTCCCCGCCTATCTCCATATAGGCCGCCAGGAACGTCCACCAATGCATGTACTCCATCGATCTTATCTCCCGCCCGACAACTCTGTTGATGGGCGAGACTATATATTGAAAATCCTTCTCCCAGTCCATGAGACGCGGAGATTTTTTGTGCGTCTGGGGCTCCTCGTCCCTGTCGATGAACCGAAAGCATTTATTAAGCGCCTCCTCGTAGTGCTCCGGAGGCATCGGCTTCCCGCCGTCGTGGGCGCTGAAACGTGGATAAAAGATATCAAGGGCTACACACGCCTTTTCTCGCTGGTCGAGTTCCTGATCCGACAGGGCGATAATGATGTCCAGTATCGCCCTGTAATCAGATTCTATCTCATACTCAACGCCACAAACTTCAATGCTCGTCGGCAGATCATAGATCATTTTTCGCGCCCCGCGTCCGATCATAACGGTCAAGGTATTTTTTGATGCGTGGATTGGTCAGCTTCTGTTCCCGTGTAAAGGCGGTGTCCAACTCGTCCATGATAGAGAGAAGGAGATTTGCCCACACAGGCAGTCCCCCGGCCAGTGCATAGAGATTCATTGTCCCGAATATCTGATCACTGGCTCCGGGCCCGGCGACGCTGTCCACCAGTTCCCTCATTTCCCCGTCAAGTTCCCGCACCACACCGAATATTTTTCTGTTGTCGCTGCCGGCGCTTTCCACCCGCGTTTTGTACTCGTCCTGTTTGTCATGGAGGATATTAAAAACGTTGTACAGCTTCTCGGCAAAGTTGCTGTCAGTGGGATTGAAGGTCATCTCATAACAGTCGTTGACAGTGAACCGGACAAGGCCGGTATCAAAATTTATGGCGTTCATGGTGTGCCTCCTTATACGCTCACATCAGGAGTGAATACAACGGCGCCGTCGGTGATGGCCGCTGTTCCCACGGTGCGTGTGCCGCCGTATGTGACATCGATGGGCATTCCCACGTTGCCGCCACCCTCGCCGCCAAGGCCGGAAGGCTTGACTGTACAGGCGGAATATCTCTCGGCAAAGACCGCCGTGTTCATCGTGCCGGCATAGAAGTGAACGATAAGCATGTCCATGTTGGCCAGCGCCTGTGCGTCCTGATCTTTTACCGCCAGATTCCACACCTTGAGCTGTGCGACGTCGCTGGCATCCAGCTCGCCCGGTTCAAAGGTCTGGGTAATCGTGGGCTTTTTCAGGTTGGTGTATGCCTGTCCGAGAATATCCTGTTTAGTTTCCTCGCCCCAGTCATACTCAGAGCTGGAGTCCTCGACGCGCTTGCCCACCGGGCTCCACACAGGAGTGTCGGCGCCGCCGGTGTTGAGATAGGCAATCAGCAGTTCCCTCGCAATGGTCTGGCCGGGTGTGGTGTTAAAAGTCATATCTGCCATTTTTTAAATCACCTCGTAATTCATAGTCATGAGGATCTGGTGATCCTCGTCTCCGTTTTCGTAACGCCCGAACAGCGCGGAGCGGGAATCGCTTACTATGCGGGTCACTGTTCTCCCTCCGCCAAGATCGGGCCTGTCCTGTCTTGTTGCAGCCCAGTCGGCCAGCGCGTTCAGCGTCTCATCAGCGGCAAGACGGGTGTTGTTGCCGGCTGCCTGAAGCCTGTAAATGATCTTGAACTGACACGCGGCCTGATAACCGCCGGTTATGTATCGCCGCGTCTTGTATACGCCCTGTATAAGCGACAGAGCCATCCCGGATTGATCGTCCTCCAGATATTCGTACTGGATAACAGCAGGCTTTGTCGGGTATTCATTGAGCCAGCTGAGAAGCCTTCGCGCCACCTGATCTTCCTCTGCCGCCGTGACTCTGTAAAAGGTCTTATTATTTTCCGCTATATTTCTTCACCGCCTCTCCCGCTTTCAATGTCCACTTTTCAAGGTTCAGCGCCTTTGACGCCTCAAACCAGTGGGCCTGCGCTTGAGAATGTCCGGATGTGGAAAACACCAGGTTTTTGTCTGTGAGCACCTTTGTCGCGCCATTTTTTGCCCAGCTGCTCCCGGTGTCAGGGTCTACCATCAGTTTCCCGTAATAGAGATACCGCGCATAAGGCCCGGGGTAAATCACCATGTTCCCCTTGGCGTAAGCTCGCTGGTTGAGGGAGCCGGTGAGGAACGGAACAAAGGGCTCAGTGTCCGCCAGCACCTCGTTTGCAAGGGCTGTCTCCGCCTTTTCCGCCGCTCCCGCAAGATTCCGGGCTATGGCCTCGGTGATGTCAGTCCGAACTTTAAAAGTCAAGGTAGCCACTAAGCACCGCCTACTTCCCAGTGACGCATGCCGGGGGAGCCAAAGTCTTTTTTATCGACCTTTGTCACCCGGTATACGTCGTCATACTTTTTGTTGATGGTGGAGAAGTCGGCCACCTCGTTCAACGCGCCCTTGACAAAGAAGCAGTCGCTCGTTTTGAGTGTCCAGAGGCCGGACACGTCGTCTGTCTGTTCGTAGACCTTCGGGTCGGCGTATTGCCTTCTTCGGCCTGTGACAGCGTCTGTGGCGTCTACGGAGAAGGGGATATATAAATTGACACTGTCGGCCCCCTCAAGGCCGCTGGCGCGAACGTTGACGGCCTTGGAGGCATCCAGCAGGACGCCTGTCAGTATCGTGGCGTACACAGGCTGCTCAAAGGTAACCATGTTTTCTTCGCCCACGTTGAATACCGTGACAGTGTGGGGAGCATACATCAGCGCCACCCCCCGCCGCGATATAGCAGACCTGTGTTGGCAAGATATATCAACGCAGTTTTGTAGAGGCTGCTTTCAAGTTCCGCAGATGCTTCCGCTCCGCTCCTGTAGGTCACGGAGTAGGAGCCGACAGCCTCTGACTGTATTTCACCCGCGCTGCTGCCGGCCGCTTTTACCTGTAACATGGCGTGGTATGTCTCGGCCAGTGCGCAGCATGCTTTTTTTACGGCCTCACTGTCCGGTGTTGCTTTGTTGCGGGTCATGTAGTCGATATAGTCAGACGCCCGCTCCGCCGCCGGTGGAAAATCAATGTCCGACAGGACTGAACCGCGAAAAATATTCGTGTAGTATTCGTGGTCTGCGTATGCCATCTGAGGGGCCTCCTTTACGTAGCGGACGCTGCCTTTATGGCAGCCAGTATATCAGCCTTTAACATTGCGCTGCTGACGCCCGCGATACCGTTTGCCTCTGCATACTCAAGCAGCTGTGCTTTGGTCATGGTATCAAGATCAACGGCACCGTCAGACGCAGGCTCACTCAACAGCGCTCTTATTCCCCCGCGTCCGATTCCCCCGCGTCCGACTGTTCGGGTTCTACGGGTTCGGGTGGAGTGTAGACGGAGAAGGGAAATGCGGTAGCGTTGTCGGCGTTGAAGGCGTTGATGGGGTTGGCAACCTCCCAACCGAGACGCATAACAGCGCGGAGAGCAACCATGTCGTTCTGCATGAGGTTGTACTCGATGGCGCCGGTGGAGGGGTTCTGGATAACGCCCTCGGTGAAGATCTTGAAAGTCATATCCTGACGGATGGCGTAGACCAGCTGGCTCCAGTCGCCCACGATGGCGAGGGCCTCGGAGGGGTCAAACGCGCCGTTGTTCGGGAAATACATGTCCATGCCGTCCAGCGCGTAGCGGGTGGTGCCCTGCATATCCGTCTTGAAGATGGGCTGGCCGGTCTGGTCGGTCAGGCCCCGGAGCTTCGCTCTCATCTGAATGGCGCCCATAACGCCGTTAGGGATAAAACCGTCCTCCTCGACGAGAGCGATAAGGCCGCCCTCGCCCATAATGTCGGCGAAGGTGTCAGCCGTGGCGGCGAGGCTGTTGGATGCGGCCACGGCGGAGGGGACAAGGCCGTCGCGCCATGTGGTGGGCTTATTGGTGCCGAAAAGGATGGCGGAGTCGATGAGCTTGCCGAATGCCTCGTTCAGTCTGGGCCGAACCTCACCCCAGATATCATAGTTGGAGTCGTCGAGCACCGCCTCGGGGATGGGCACGATCACGGCGATTTCCTCCGCGTACAGCTTCTTGTTCTTCCACGCCATGCTGGTAGTCTGCTTAAAAGCGCTCTCAGTGGCGGCGGTGCCGCTGGCCGGCTCGCCGTTCACCCAGTAGGCGGTGGGGAGCGCGTCAAGTACGTTGATGGTCTGTGTCTTGCTGGACATGTTGGGAAGTCTGCGTGCCATGCGGAGCACAGCGGACTCCGCGATAGCACCCTGCATGATCTCACGTGTTACGGGCTCCGGAATAAGACCGGAAAGTGCCGCTCTGTCGATTACATTTGCCATAGTTTTTCTCCTTTCTTTACTTGAGTGCGCCTCTTATAAGCGCGTTCATTGACTGATTGATGTTGTCGCTGCTGCGGCCCTTGTCGCCGCCCAGCGGTGCTGACCAATCAAATTTCGCAGAGCCAGATACAAGTCCGGAGAACGTGCCGTCGATCAGCGTATCCAGCGCCGCCGCGTCCTTGATCTTGTCGCCCTCAAGGGTAAGAGCGTCTATTTCCGCTCCGCTGCCTCTCATTGCGATATCAAGATTATTCCCGGTTATGCCCTTGCTCTCGTAGTAGGCCCTGACCGCCTTTTCCTTGGCTGCTTTGGCCTCTTTGTTGGTCTGCTCTGTTTTGTAGGCCTCAAAAGCGGCGTGTTCAGCGTCGTATTTTTCTTTATAGCCGCCGTCGCCTCGGGTTTTCAGGTCGTCCAGTTCCTGTTGGACGGAGGCCAGCTTTTCAGCGTCCTCCTTATACCTCGCCGCGTCCGATTTGATGCCGTTTACTGTTTCTGTGTGCATATCGACAATGGAATCCACCTGTTCCTCGCTGAGCCCCATCGCCTTGAGCGCACGTCTTGTAAGTGCCATTGTGTTTCGTTCTCCTTTCCTTTGGCCCCAGTCCCTCGGGGACGAACGTAATATAAAGACCGCGTTTCTTTGCGGTGTTTACCAAATAAAAAAGGAGCCAACCTGTAAGAAGTCCTTACAAGTCAGCTCCATTCAGCTCTTCCCGGCGATCATTTACGCCGTGGGTCTTGTTATGTAGTTTTCAGCCTTTTTCGCTGGATCGTCTGGACTATGATATTGCCGTCTTTGTCGGCCAGCAGTTCCACACGATATCCCTGCTTCAAGGCTTCGCATATTGCATTGATGGTTTTTTCGTCCATACTTAATACCACATCACTGTTTTCTCAGACAACGGTGCGCTTCCGTCAGACATAGTTTTTAGCGACTCCTTCGCATAGGCCATATGGATTTCGCAGTACTCATAGCCCTCCGGAAGCGGTCCGTGTTTAAACCTTCCGTCGGACAGATCATATGAAGCTTCCACGGGGGTTAATGCGTCCTCTATAAAAACGTCGCACTTCAATATGGCATTATGTTTTACTATGTTTTTTATTCGAATCATAATACTTTTGTGCCTCTTTCGCGTAGTTATATTTTTTTGTTGCCTCAATATGTGCTTCTTCTTGGCTGAGCCCAGAGTCAATCAGAGCTTTCTCCAGCATCTCGTGCTTAAGTAGTATTATATCGTGGTGTTGGATGTTTTTGCCGTCGACAAGCCGTTGCCAAGACTCTGCCATTTCATAGCTGGGCGCAAACCGAGCAATAGTGCCGTCGCCAAGGTCGTGTTTGTCATAGAATATAAATTTTTTAATTGTTTCAATTTCAGATTCATCAAATCCGGAGTTTTTTGCAACAGCTGAAACGTCTGTAGTCATTTTCCGCACAGCGTCATAGTATCTCGTCGCATGTTCCTGCGCTCGTGCACTATTTGGAGACAGCGCTCCGCTTGTCCCGCCGCTTATTATACCACGACTTTTCTTGTTTGTTAATTCCGAATCATACCCCCTCGCCCTCTCAAGCTGCTCCGGAAGCTGTGCCGCCTTGCTGAACGCTTTGTATTCCTTTCTTAAGCGGCGTATCCTCGCGCCTGTGGCTGTGGCGTCCTCTGTAAGCCCCGCCGCTTTCTCTGCCGCCTGCCGGCGTCTCAGCTTGCGTATGGTTCGCTCTATCTCTCTCTGCTTCTGGGTGGCCTCGTACATGGTGTACGTGCGCCCCTCAAACTCAAAGGGCGGAAGGTCGATGTTCTCCAGCTCCTCGTCGGTGTATGTCCGGTCAGATATGCCCTCCACAAAGGCGAAGCGCCTGTGCCGGCAATTCCACCCCTCAAGGCCCTCTCCGGTGCCCAGCCCGCACACCTCATAGATGCTGGGATACTTCGGATCGTCGTCACGGGCGGAATAGACCTTGCCCTGCCAGCTCTTGTGGTTCATGGGTCCGGTTCCAACGTCGCGGGCACCGCGGTGGGCGGAGACTTCAAAAAGCTCCGTCTCAAGAATCTCCGCCGTCTCCTCCGTGTAGCGGTCACTGAGCTGTGCTATGCCGGTCATAACAGCACGTCTGACAGCGACGTCGATATGGTCTGCATGGCCGCTCTCATAGCGCACCGTCTTTATGCCGCCGTCTGCAAGCTTTCTGACGGCGTCCCGTATGGCGGTGTTATAATCTATGGCTCCGGTCTCTATCTGCAGTGCAGCGCTGTCCAGTGCCCATTGATAAGCTTTTGCCGGCGGAAGCATTACCGTCCGCCCGCCCTGTCTTATCAGAAAGCCCATGGACTGTGTGATGTTGGTAAAAGCGTCTTGTGTCTGCCGACGTATGGCCTCGATGTCAGAAGGAGATACGATCTGCTCAGGCAGGGTGACAGAAGCCTTATCGATGAGCCGGCTGTAATACTGCTGATTTCGCTCAACAACATCGTCGAAAAGCTTGTCCAGCTCCTGGGCGCTCATGCCGGTCACGTCCCTTATGGCACGCTCTATCTCGGCGAGCTCTATGCCCTGAGCTCTCAGCGCCCGTATGGCCTGTACTGTGACCTCGTTGAGCTGTCCGGCAGCCTTGATTCGGGAGCAGATCGCTTCAAGGAGCGTTATTTCCAGTTCCCTGAACAGCTCCGCCAGAGACTCAGGCAGCGCGTCCAGCAGCTCCGGTGTGAACGGGTACTTCATTCGACCTCATCCTGATCTTCGTCCGTCAGCTCTTCAGCTCCCGGCAGCGCCGCCTTTGCTGTTGCTTCGTCCTCGTTCATCCATTTCATACGGAACTCCCAGTCGTTGAGGATCCCCGCATTGAGCAGCTGCATATCACGGCTGAAATCGGCCTGCTTGTCCTCAATGATGCTGTCATCAAAGTCAATGGATATCTCCACATCCTCATTCAACCCGGCGCGAAATGCCGTATTCCCCAGCCTCAGTATCACCCGGCACAGCTCCTTGAGAACGCTTTCCAATATGATCTCGTGCTTTTTGAGGGTTCTGAACATCGTGCTGTTCTCGCTTATTACCTGAGTGGCCGTTGTCACTCCGTTGGCATCGAATCGGTAATGGTTTTCTCCAAAGCCGCATTTTGCTGAAAGAATGTTGAGCTGATCCCGGAGGCCCACGCTGAGACGGTCAGTTCTCAGTTCCGGGGCCACGGTTTCCACTACGTTCCCGAGTGACGTGTCTTCTGGCAGAAGATAGAACCGCCTGTCGTTGTCATCCAATGTCGGCTCTCCGTCTTCCCACTTGGTGGCCGGCATTTTTACCATCATTATCATGGGCCCGTTTTCAAACTCGTTGGCGTAGCAGTCATAAGCCTTGTCTACGCCCTTGAGCACATCGACCGCGTTGGCGAAAACCGAAATACCCATAGGGGAGGAACTGTCGTAGTTGTTGGCTATGTTGAGACGATCAACAACAAACTGCCTTTCGACGCTCTGGGTATAGACTATAGGCGCAACCCGCTCAAAGCCCTTGACGGATGTCAGCTCGATTTCAGAAGAGAGGCTTTCGTTTTCGTATGTATATATTCTGTTCTCTATGACGTAAAGGCCGTTTTCGTCAAGGCGGTGTATCTGAAGGTAAAGATATCGCTTTCCATCAACGGTATATTCACTGTCAAAAGCACATTCGGTAATAATACCGTTGCTCCATGCAAGAGGGAAGATGTGCTCTGCTGTGACATAATCCATGGCGATGTCGCCGGAGCCTGTGACCGTTCCGGTATCCGACTGCACCTGTTGCCCGGTGACGCGAGGCACATAAGCCGCCGTGCCAAGCGCGGACTTCATCTCCTGAATCTCGTTTGCTTTTACCCAGAAATTATTTTTGCTGAACACACGGTCAACAAACTCCTGTTCTTTTTTGCCTTCAAGAGCGATTTTGACTTTTTCATTCATAAGCAGATTTGCCCAGTCCTCGCAGACTTTTTTGGCCATACCAAGGCTGGCGCGGTCACGCTTTGCCCATTTATGCCCGTTATATTCACGGTACTGGTGAAATCCCTTGACTTTGCCCACATACCATGACGCCCACGCGCCGATTTGTGTGTAAAAGTCCTCTGATATGGTGCTGTAACCAAGTTCTTTAAGCTTCTGGATAACCGTCAAGCCGTCACCCCCATTTTCATAAATATCCTCTCCATAGCGTAGCGGACAGCAGATATTGTGTGGTCATCTCTGTCCGGGTATCCGCTGATAATATCTCCGTCCCTGTTTCTTTCGTACTCATAGCCCACAAACTCCCTGCATGCGTTTGGAGTCCGCCGCTTATCTATGACTATCTTCCTCTTCTGCAGCCACTTGAAGCCGTAATCCACGCTGCCGGGACCTTTTATTGCGGGATACGCCGGCAGCCCCATGGCTCTGTAGTCTGCCACGGATTTAGGCTCCGCGCTGTCGCAGGAGATATAGGCATCGTTATATTTGCGCTCTTTTATCATCTGTCCGCTTGTCTCATTCGTGAGTTTGTTCCCGTATAGTTCATCGATAAGATACAGCGTCTCTCTTGCACGGTCGTAGTGCATCCGGACAAATGCGTATTGATCGGGGAACCATCCCCAGTCCACTCCCTGATATATCCTATCGAAGCCCCGGACTTCTTCATCAGTTATTTCCCGGAGCTCCAGATTGTCGAAAACGTTGCCGCCTGTGCCCACCGGAATGCCCAGATATTCATGCTGATATGCCCGGTCATCGGTGGCCTTAAGGTGCTCCGCCTCGGTGAAAAACTGTTCTCCCAGCCACTCGGGCGGTGCCTCCAGATATGTTGATTTATGGCATAGTCTGTCGGGGCGCTCCTCCATGCTGTCCTTATTCGCCCAGTTGTCGCGGCTTATAGGCGGATTGTAGCTTTCGAAGTTCCAGAACTTATCGCCGCCGCGCATTGTGGACTGTAATATCGTTCTTATTTCAGCCCTGCCGGCAAACTGATCTTTCTCCTCAAAGTGCGTGATAGCTATATAACCGAAGGGAACTTTGATGGATTTGATCTTCATAGGATCATCCGCGCCGCGAAACATGATCTTCTGTCCCGTAGGCTTATATATAAGCTCCATAGGAGCAATTTTGCTGTCCCACTCTGAGACCATCCCCAGTTTTTCTATTGCCCACATATATTGCGCAAACACGCTGTCTCTTATCGTGTTTCCTACCTTGCGCAACACAAGCGCGTGCATATCCGAATGGGTCATGATAAGCATAGGCACCACAAGGGAGATGTACGACGATTTCAGCGAGCCTCTGCCGCCGGATTCGTCATAGTGTGTGTGATTGTGGCTCATCACGTCGCCCACGACCGGAGCAAAGGCCGGGCCGATGCTCTCCCAGAAGGTTGCCCAGGCATCCCGCATCAGGTCGTTTCCCGCGGCTGTCTTGTCGTCCAGCTGAGCGAACTTGTCCAGCACGGTACCCATAGCCGTGGTAAGCTGCGCCGGATTGGCGCGGGATATTCGCTCCTCGTCAAGCAGAGCGTCGAGGTATCGATCCACGACTTTTAGTGCTGCATCCTTTTTGGTCTGCATGTGTGCAAGGATGTCAACGGTGTTCGCCTGTTTTTTCTGTTCACACTTTTGCACACAATCCGCGCTCTTCAGGACAACGTTTTTTACCGTGGTCGCGGACACCCCGTGTTTCTTCGCCACCGCGTTATAGCTGCCCAGCTCTACATATTCGGCAATGATCTTCTTTTTTTGTCTGTCTGTAAGTCTTGCGGCCATAACACCACCGTTTTCCATATTTAAGCTGCCGTCTCCCACCCCTGACGTTTTTCTTATGCAGCTTGCTACCCGTAAAACCATATAACGAAAGGAGGCAGAAAAGGGGACTTTCGTCGCGCTCACCCCTTTCTGCCGCCATGGTATCATGCGTTTTTGCATATCTCGCCCCCATCACGAAGAAAAGTCTGAAAAATTTTTTATGCCTTTCCTATCCATGTAAGTCTGCCGAAAGCGCGCACACGTAAGAAGAGAAAGAGTATATATTTACTGAGTACTATCTATAGGACTGCAGAGTATAAATAAGCCTGTACGTACAAAAACTCGGCGATCTTAGACCCCTTACGCTGAAACACCTGATTTGCCGCTATAGCCGCAGCGTCAGCGCACCACTGCATTGTGAACCTCCGGTGATACCTGATCTCGGCCTCACGCTGCATCTGCAGCTTTGTTAGGTAACTGTTGTTTCTTCCCATGCCCGCCCCTGATAGTCGGTAGCAGTGAACGTAGCCGGCCGGCAGCGCACCTTGTCACCCACACTAAACGGCTGTACAGTCATCCCGCACCCTCCGCGATCTTGCTGAGCGGCACTCTTTCTCCGGGGCGTAGGGACGGGAAGAGGTCTTGACGCGGGATGAGCGGCTCCAGCCCGTCCGTCTCGATGATGAGTCCCTGTCCCGAGCTCCCCAGCCGTGCGTTACGGGCAGAGGGGAACATCTGCGTGATCTGCCGTGCCGTCTCGGCCTCGGCCGGAGTAAAACGGGGCTTTGCGGATTTCTCATTTCCCCGGATAAGCGCGGCTTCGGCTTCGGGGCGGGTCAGAAAAACGTTTTTGCCGAAGTCGCTAAAACTCATAAGCACATGATCCTCCGACATTACACTGTCAGTCCAAATGCTTTCAATTTTGCAAGGCTTAATTTTAACCTCACTTTTTAATGTGCTGTCATTGAAATATCGCTGAAACCGGTACACCATCTGACCCAGCTTGCATGGGGTAATATGCAGCCGCCCCTGCTCATCCAAGTCCTCGTAGTGGGCGAGCGCGAGACTGCCCTGCAAATCCATGCTGTCTACGCCAATAATATCAGCGTTTCCGTATTCATCTCGTTCAGTTAATCTCTCCATCTCAATCCTCCCGCCTATCCAACAGTTCATCTTGGTATTTGTCGCAATACTCTTTAGCCGGACAGGTTTCACAATCTTCCCACTCCCAATAGTCGGGGTGGCAGACAAAGCCGCCATCTTTTACAAGGGCAATTCTGTCATTCGAGTTAAACCAATATAACTCTGTTCTTCCATCCGTATAATACTTGTCAAGTTCAGGTTTTCTGCGCACTTCAATGTCGCAAAATTCGACATCCTCGCAAGCCTCTGTGTGCATAGCAAGTGACCTCGCTTTTCCTCTTGTTTCGGCAAAAACTTTTGTTCTACATCAACTTTATCAAGGTCAATAAGCCTCATAAATCCTCCTTCTTTATCTCCGGCGGCGGCGGGAGTGGCATCCAGTGGGTAACCCTTAGATTCATTCCCATTGACCCCCGCCATTTTTTGGCGTCGTAGCTATACCATGCCCTATCTACAAACATTCCGCAATTCAAATCATGCAAAACCAAAACGTCACGTGGTGGCACTGTTCTTTCCGGCAACCTCTCCTTCACGCTCACCCACTTCTGCACCGTTACGCCGTGGGCAATAAGGTGGTCGGCAACTTGTCCTGTGTTGGGAATGCCATAATTATCATCACTGGCGCAAAACGCATCAACAAGCAACTCCACCAGTTTTTCCTTCGTGTCCATCAGTTGGCCTCCTTTACACGTCCGTATACTTCCGCTTGACAGATTTCATTAACTTCAAAAACTCATTCGCCTGTTCGGCATAATCAGGATCGTTGTCACGTACGGCATCACGCAAAAAAGATTCAAGATCCCGCCACATATTGCAGTACACCATCAGCGGATCGTCATTAGTTTGCTTTTTTGTAATCATCCCTCACCCTCCAAGTCCATCCGGGAGCATCCCAACAGCTCCGGGTTGTCCCATTTGTTGCCGACGACCTCATGTCCTCCCCATCTTTCATCAAAAGAAAGTGTCCCGTACTCACCGGAGACATGCCATCCGTTCCCAGAAACACATTCTTCGTCATCTCGATATTGGCCAAATTTTACCGCTAATATCTTCCCTTGATAGCTCTTGATGATATCCCCCTCAAATATGCGCTTGCCATTCGTATCGGTCAGCCCTGTGTACTGGCCTACGGTGGCGTGTGACACTCGGTACTTGCCTCTGCCGTTTACAATATAGGGATTAGGATTATCCATATCGTCCATGATGAAATACCCCTCTACCCACTGCTTGTTGTCAGTTCTCTTGCCTCTGAACAGTATTTTACGCATTTTCCTGCACCTCCAAATCCATCTTTGCTCCGCAATTCGGGCAGTAGTTGTAATTCAACGCCTGAATGTCATCATCAACCTCAAAACACCACTCTTCCCGGCACAAGGAACATTTGACGATATTCAATCTATCATGTCTGCCATTGTCAGTTCCCTCCACTTCGTTCCCCTCCGGCCCTCTGCCGGGAGCAAGGGGCAGCGCGGCGCAACTCAAAACACACTATTGTGTCAGATTTTTTAATTTCGCGTTGTCCCTTGTCCCGACTAGGAGGTAATCAATGCGCTCGGGTGTCGGCTTCACCCGGCAGAAGGCCGGAAGCTTTTGTTATTTTTTGCCGTAGCGCTTCTCCAGCACTAGGTGCGTCGCCTGACTGTAGGCTATTATGTCGTCGTTGCTGCGCCGCGCACGGCCCACCGCCTCGACCTTCTCCCGGTACTCAGCGAACTCCCTGCACACGCTTCGGCAAAGTACCCGGCGGCGCTCACAGCCAAGGCAGGGGGAGTGGATGTTCGAGAAAACGTTGAAATAGTTCATCTCAGCGCCTCCCACGTCCACTTGGCGGCGACGCACATCCAGTAGATGAGTATCACCGGCCACGGGTCGGCTCCGGCGGCCAGCAGGATCACAACGAGCATCGCCAGCGCGGCGAGAATGTAGTTGGTCATTTTTCTTTCCTCCTCACGCCGCACATCTGCTGCAGTTCCGCCCATGAGGCGGAGAACCAGTCTCGCCACACATTGCAGACGTCCTGACTTCTGCGGGATCCCTCTCTCTTTTCCGGGATACATGCACATTTTTTGACGCGCCTGCAGGCATCACAGGGGGATTTGTCCACGCCTCACACCTCCTGTATCTCAATGCCGTGTGTCTCTCGGAGAAGTTTCTTCTTCAGGGCATAGACCCGCGTTTTTGTCGCCTCAGACTTCACATCCTCCACGACCGGGATCCAGTGCGTCACGCCGGCGGCATCCGGCTGTGAGGGCCGCTTATAGGAAAAGTCAGCCTGATATCTTGTGGCTTTTATCCTGTGCCCGTCAGGAGTCATATAAGCCTCGGTAAGAGTGTACTGAGGCTGCAGCTTGAGTTCACGAATCTCTCCCGCATTGAGAAGCAGCATCAGCTCGTCATAGCGCCGTGCCTCCTTGACGGAATCGAACAGCAGCACCCCTCCGTCGGGGAGCGTCCTCGGCTCCTTCCTGCTTCCGTATTTTGACCGCTTTAAGCCGCCGGCCGCTTGTGGTATCTGCCTTTGTGCATCAAGGCCGAGGCGGCTTATTTCCTCTTTTGTCCACGCCATATCACACGTCCTCCGCACGGTATATCTCCCACCGCGAGTTGTTGTATATGCCTCTGCGGCACCAGTGCACGATCCTGTGCACCGAGTTGATGCTGATGCCAAGCACATCAGAGCACCGTTCCGCCGTCTCGTCTATGAGCACCGGGAGCGTTGTCTTTTTGTCATACACCACGTATGTCTGCTTTTTCCGGCCTCTCACGTCTCGTCATCCTTCCTCTCGTAAAAGCCCTCCAAGGCGGCGGCGATAGAGCACCCGTGCCAGCCTGCGACATTGGCGCAGTAGCGATCCATGTACTCACAGGCTGTCCTGTAGTCCGGAAACGGCACACTCACACCGCCCTCACATGTCACCCTCTGCCGTTCGTCCCACTTGTAGTACGGGCAGGCAAACGCCTTGTTTGTATATCCTGCCAAGCGATTCTCACTCCTTTTGTGTTTATCGCCCTTCAGCACAGTAGCCCCATAAGTTTTAAATAACACCTGATTTGCGGATCATATCCTCCCACTCTGAGAAGGACATCCCGGCCAAGCGTGCCTCTTTCGCGTTTGGCAGTCCGTGGCTGCGCAGGAGCTCATGCCACGGTTTAAGGTCATTCAGCATGCGGTTATAGGAGTGTTCGTCAGGCGCTTCCAATCGTTTGCATCCGGAGGAACGTCCCGTCGCCCCTGCTCCGTCCGCCGGCTCCGGCAGAAAGGCACACAGCTCTGACGGGTCGTCTATGAACTCTTTGCCTCTCGCCCTCTCCAGCGCGGCGGCGCGGACCTGTTCGTAAGTCCACGGTTTGAGTACGGCCGCCCATATTGCGACGGTGGTCTTGTCCCTGCTTTTGCGAAACTTGTGGTGGAGCTGTTCAAGCAGGTCAAAGAGCTTTGGTATCTCGTTTCTTGTCACTTAATCATCTCCCAGCGCGCGCCCTCCGGGCTTTCTTGCCCCGGCGCCTTTATCGTTCTACGGTAAATCTTCCTATAGCGCGCCCGTTAGACGCAGAAGAGTATATATTTCTGAGTACTCTCTATAGGACGTATAGGTACGGTAAGGTACGGTAAGGTACGGTTACGAGTGGACATCCGGCGGACGTCACATGTTTTGTCCGCGCGATATCCGGTGTGACATCCTGCGGACATCCTACGGACATCCTGCGGACATCCGCGTTATTTCCGTCGAATGTCCGCTTTTCTTTTCCTGTCTGCTTCGCGCTTGTCCATCAGCTTCCCGCAGTAGTCGTACCAATCGTGTATGTAATAGACATCCTCTATAAGTTCGAGCTGTCCCGCCTCAAGGAGAGCCCCGACAACGGACAGCCCCTTTTTTCCGGAGGGCTCATCCAGTGCGGCGGCTATGTCTTCGGCCACCACACCGGGGAGCGCTCCTAATTTGTCGGCAGCCGTGAGTCCCCAGCTGAAAAGATCATGGAGCAGCCCCACAGCATACCGTCTGTCCTTTCCCAGCAGACGGGCAAGCTTAAGTGTTTTTGGATGTCTTGCCAGCGTCTCATGAGCCTCAAACCACGCCATTATGAGCCTCCTTACTCATCGGGAGCCTCCGTCTCTCTTACCTCTCCCGTGGTGTCGTCCACCTCGTAACTTTCCGCCTCGATATAGGCGGCGGGCACGGAGTACATGTCCTCGGATATCTCTGTCTTTATCGTCTCATCCTGCGCTATGCCTCTGACAAAATCACTCTTCAGGGGCGCATATTTCAGGACTCTTTTAAGGACCGTCTTTTTGGCCATCTCCTCAAAATTGGTCTGCCAGGGCCCGTTTTCGTAAGCCTTGCTGTAGCGTCTGGCGTGCTCTCTCACATCGTCCATGGACATGACCTCAAATCCATACCCGCCGTCCTTCGTTCTGAACACAGCGTAGACGTGCGTGGGGATGCCTCTGTCTCTCGTGGCCGGGACATGGTTAAGTTTCGGCTCAAGTCCGAAGGAGTACTCAAACTCATCGTTTTCGTACACCACCTGAGCCTGTATCACTGACACCTCTCCGGAACGATACGCGAGGTCTATCAAACCTTTATCAGCGATCCCGCAGTTTGCCATCCTGCGGGGCTGGACTATATCTTCTCCATTCGGAGCCGTGCACTTGGAGCCGCAACTCATCATCGGCCCTACTCGCTTACATTCATCAGCGATAGTCTCTACACCACATACCAGACCCTACTGCCTTTGACTTTTCCGTTTCGTTTGAGCGCCTTCGTCGCTGTGGAAGCATCGACACCCATGTATTCCGCCAAGGCTTTTACGCTGTCAAACTCCGTAATTTCTCTGATCTGTATGGCGACCTTTTTCTTATGCCCCTCGTTTGTCTGTGGGCGGGTTTTGCGAAGTTCTCTTATTGAGGCCTTACGCCTTTCCACGACTTCCCGAGGCTGCTTCCTTCCTTCAAGGCTTGCGCTTATCTTTGCTCTGGTTTCTTCTGATACTGGATGTCCGTCCATAACCGTGTTGTAGGCTGGCGCCAATTTGTTTATCCAATACCTTTCCCTTTCGCGCAGGGCTTCAATGTCGCATTCCTCAAGCACTTGAAAGCTGAATCCGGCTTTTCCATATTTGTCAATTGCTTCTTGGAATTTCCTGCTATGCATGGCACCGTACCCGCTATCGAAGTGTTGTTTCCAGCGTTTTTCGATGTGCTTACTTCTGCCAACATAGCAATCGTTTGTAGTAAGGTTTTTTATCAGGTAGATACCAACCATGCTGCTTCCTCCTTCTTTGGCATGGTCTGGCGCGTGGCACGGGATTGCCCATTGCTGGAGGGTTCCCCCGTTAGCACGTCATTTGACGTACACCCCTGAGTAATAGGGTTCACACGGTTTTACTTGACCGTAAGTGGTTCAGCCAAGCTGGAACTGTGTCTCAAAGCATCTGGCCTTGCTGTTCCAGAACGGGATAAGGTACGCCTGTCCGAGCGGAGTGTTGGGCTCAAGTCCCAGCTGTGCGGCGGTCATCATAGCGCCCAGAAAGCTCTGAGGCGTAGTCTCCGCCAACTTTGGATTGGTTGACAGGGCAGAGAGCACGATCCTTGTAAATCTCTCCGGCGTGATCACCGAAGGCAGCGCCTTTTTTATCTCGCCCTGCATCTGCTTTATGTACTGCTGCATGGTCACGCCGCCTGACTGTGCAGCAGCCCTTGATGTCGCTTTCTGTATAGTGGTGTTTGCCATTTCAGTTTACCTCCTGCATTTTCCTTTCGCTGACCTTAAATGGCCGCGAGGTGCTTTCCTTGAAATACGGAGCAAGGTTCAGCTCCGGGTGATCTTTTGCAAATTCGCGGTGCTGGAACGTTCTTCTGGACTGAGTTTTCCATAGTACGGAGAATGCGCCGGAAAAGCCTCTTTCTGCATCCCGCATGTCCTCTTTTATGAGGTTTTCTATCTGGCTTATCCGCTCGTCGATAGCCTTTCTCTGGTCGCGGAGCATAGCATGTTCGGTAAAAAGCGGCTCTCTGCCGAAAAGCTCGATCTCCCCGCCGCCGCTCTCGGCGTATATGGTCTGTATGGCGTCCGTGGTGGCCTCCTGTCCGTCCGGCGCCGGAGGCGTGTCGGATTCCACTGCCAGCCAGAAATGCGCCTCTGCCGTCATCAGCGCGTCTATCTCCGCCTGATCCCGTTCAAGTGTGAAGGTAAAGAAGCCTCTTCCAAATACAAGCACCGCCAGATACCAGCGGTCAGCCCCTGTCACGGCCATGTAATGTACGCACTGTGCATAATATTTTTCAGGGAAGTCCACTCCTCTGAATTGCTTCACGTCAAGAGTTGATGTAGTCTTGCACTCAAGGCCGGCATTTTCCCCGACAACGAGCCTGTCTATGTCGGCGTGAGAAAAGGGATAATCCGGGTTATATATCAACGTCTCCTCACGGCGCACCTTTTTGCCTGTCTCCTCGGTCCATCGTCTGGCAACATAGTCCTCAAGGTCGCGGCCGATCCTCATCGCCTCGCTGTCCGGCCTGTCCGGCAGTCGGCCTGTTTTGTCGGCCCATACCGTATAAGGCGTAGCCCAGCGGGAGAGACCGAGGATCCCCGCTGCATCGGAGCCGCCTATGGACTTTCGTCTCAGCTGCAGCCACTCCTCGCGGGTCATGTTTTTTGTGGAAATCCTTGAAACTCCCTTCATACGCTTCCGCACTCCTCACAGGTAAAAACGTTGAACAGCCAGCCTGTTATATACAGCTCCCCGCCGCATACCGGGCACCGGGGCATATCCTCGGGCTCCGGCGGATCGAGTGACGGCTCCGGGTAGTATCTTTCATACATCAGATATCTTCCTCCTCCGGTGTGATGGGTTTGCCGCACTTGGGGCAGAAATGCCAGTCATTTTCCACGGGGCCGTCGGCCTCAAAATATGCCAAATGTCCGCACCCGGCACACTTCCACACGTTGTACTCCGCATCAACGCAGGAGTACATCACAGTTTCTGTCATTCTTCCATCTCCTTTTCGTTGTTTTTGGAAAGTTCCCAGCGCCAGTACTCGTCTATATCCGATTTGAGCGCGTCCAGGGATTCATGATTTCTCGTTGTTATGCTTCCGCCGCGGCTGAACATCCTTGTGGCGAAGAACTCACCGCCGCCGGATCGTTTGACCGCAAAGCCTCTGTAATACTCGATCATATCCAGCCCTCCTGCCGTCAGCTGTATATCAGCGTTATCTCGCGCCCGACAATTACCTTTTCGCCAAGTTCCTTCACTGTACAGAACTTGCCGGGGCCGCATATCTTTGACCTGAGCCGCCCGGTGATCTGCCTGTAGTCGCAGACGCCGGCGATCTCGCTGTAGTACTTGCAGCCCTTGCAGTGTTTCTTGACCTCATAGGGATCCTTGTATTGTGCCTTGATATATGAGTAGCTCATCTTTTCTCTCGCACCTCACAACCCCAGATTTAATAGTTTGATCAGCTGACAATCGTTGCAGTGCTTCTCTTCGAGTTCATCCTCGTCTGAGCACTCATATGGCCATCGGCAGTATTGGTCACAAAATATCCCGGCCGCTTTGGCCGCCTCGTTCTCCCAGCATGACGCATGATACACGACGGCGCACCGCACTGGTTTTCCGCAGAATTTGCAATTTGCCATTTCACGCCTCCCACAAACTTCTAAACACTAATTTCCATTCCTGAAAACTTCCCGGCAGGTCGGCAAATTCCTCACCCTCCACGCCGGCAATCACTATAGTTCCGACGAAATCAATGCCGCATATTGTGCAGCAATGCGGCAGGCCTATGAGCCGCCCCTCTTCATTGCAGATGATCACTGCATCTTCGGCTAGTGTGACTGCCTCTATATACCCCCCACGGTGTTCTGCAGATTCTTGAGAGAGTTTTCTATATAGACATGACGCGGCTTCTTTCCGGGGTCTTTTATCAATACACTTATTTTCATAGCGATCTCCTCACTTACTGAAATAATGCCCGCCGATCCTCATGACCGGCTCTGCCCAGCTGTGATAGCGCCGAGCGCGGAAGTATATGGCTCCCGTCCCACGGAGGGGACCGTCGCCGGCAAGAGCGGCAAGTACAGCCTTGTACTGCTCCTCTCCGTAGGGAGTACCCTGTGACGGCGCGGCGAACTGAGAAGGGAAGTATATGACGTCCCGCACCGTATCGCCCCAGTAGCCGTCCAGCAGCCTGTTGAGCACCACCTCGGCAACGGCGGTCTGTCCGTCAAAAGGCTCGCCCCGTGCCTCAAGGTATACCAGCTTCGCCAGCAGCTCCCTGTCGCTCCGAGAGATGTCCAGCTCCGCGTAGGGACTGGGCGACGACATGGATGTTGTGTATCTCTGACAGCCCGTGTACGTCCCGACAGCCCCGGCAGTTTCCGCCGACAGAGCGTCAGCCGGAGCAGCCAGCAGCACCGCGCACAGCGCCCCAGCTGTCAGAAATATGTACCAGCGCCTCATATTGCTGCCTCCAAAGCTGTCTGTTTTTTTGCGCAGCGTCGCGCTTTCCGTCGGGCCGCGATGGCCTCCTTGTTCTCCTCCCGGTAGGCCTTTTGATAGGCAGCGATGGCCTCCTTGTTCTCCTCCCGGTAGGCCTTTTGATAGGCAGCGATGGCCTCCTTGTTCTCCTCGTAGTAGGCCTTGGCACGAGCCGCGATGGCCTCCTTTTTGTTGTCGCGCCTTTCGTTGCGGCTATGCACATCACGCTCGTTGGACTGCCTGCGCTCTTGGCTGGTTATGAAAAAGTTAGCCTCGAGCTCCTCGTCGGCGCGGCGCAGTTCCTCGAGCTCCTCCGGAGTAAACAGCGGCTTTCTCATAATGCGATCACCCCCGCCTTACAGCCGGCAACGAACCCCGCGGCCAGCAGCAGAGCCGCAAGGCCCGCTCCCGCGCCAACAGATATGTCGAAGCGCTCCATGCCTCCCACGAGGCCCAGGAGCCCCACAAGGCACATCCCGAAGACAATGCCGCATATCCGGCGTTTTGTTCTCGCTCTCATGCCGTCTCCTCCTCTTCGTCACTGTGATCTATGTAGTTGATCCAGAGGTAATTCATCAGCTCGCGAGGATCCAATATCGCAAGTCTCGGAGTCTCTTTCCTCTGCGTCAGGCAGCAGTCGTCCTCCAGCCATGCGAGAACAGCCTTTTTGCGGATGATATAGACGGGATGTCCTTTTTCGCTGTATGTGCCCTGGGCAAACGGGAACTTCCCCTCGATGATCATTCGGCCTAGATTGATCGGGGTACATGCTATGCCGTAGTCCCGAAACAGCTCCGTAAGCTGATTTATCGTCAGCGTCTCCACCGTAGGTGTACGCTTTTCAAATAAGGCCATATTTTCTCATTCCTTTCTTGCATTCGCCCCGTGCTCGTGCTATACTTAAAGCAACAGGGCATTTAGCCTTTGTCCTACTGTTTTCCCGTCCGGTGTGCCACCACCGGGCGGGATTTTTCTATTTTCCGAGAAACTGATTCACAAAGTACGCCTGTCCGCGTCCGCTGACCTTCGGCGTCTTGTTCACCGTCACATGGCCGTCGGAGTGGGTTATTGCCGTCTCCTTGATCTCAAACAGCCTCATCTCCATGGCCCGCTGCGTAGGCATGTTGTAGTCCGTGCCCCTGCGCTTTATAAGGTAGCCGTTGTCACGCATCCACTGGAACAGCCTGTTTTGTCCCATATCCACACCGTTCTGCTTGAGTATCTTGGCAAGCTCACCAATGAGTATCGATGTCTTTGACGCGGCTATTGAGTCGGCAAAAAGAACTTTCGGCTTGTCCGCCTCAATCTTCGCGTTCAGATTTCGAATGGTGGTCAATGTGCTCCGGAACAAAGTGCGCGTGGCCTCATCAGCATACGGGAGATATGTTTCGATGAATGTCTCCTCATCAGCCACATATCCGCCGGTCTTTCGAATAGTGGGGAGGACTTCGTCGAACACCCACCGCTCAAACCTTTCCGCCGTGGGGAGCTTGCTGTGTACTATCAGCCGATATACGTCTCCCTCGGGGATGAAAGACATCTCCTGTTGTCCTCCGGCGGTAAGGGGGTTCTAAAACGGAACACCCTTGCAATGGTCATAAAGAGCCTTCCTTGGAACGGCGTAGCCCAGCGCTTTTGCAATATCACTGCCGCAAAACAGCGCCCGGTCTCCGTCCTTCACCGTTCGTATGTTCCCGAACTCCGCGTTGTTAAAAATCTGCAGTTTGTTCAATTCACACCTCCTTTTTACGCTGTCTGATCGAAATATCTGTGTATCACATCGATGGGGACGTCGAAAAGCGCCGCCAGCCTTTCCCGATATTTGAAAAGAGCGTTCGACCTTCCACATTCCCATCGGCTGACAGCCACATCTGTGACGTCCAACTTCCGCGCCACATCATGCTGGGTCATGCCTCTGCTTTCCCGCAAACTTTTTAAAGTATTCAATTTGCACCCCCTTTAATAAACCTGTTATTGACAACAACGCAAAAAACCGCTATTATGTAGTTGTCATCCAACAAAATATTGGCTATGAAGCTCATCGACCAAGTTTTTTTCGATGGGCTAGGTTTGTTGCTGCCTTGTCACGTGGTGTAAATCTATTATAGCCACCATTTTGTAAGTTGTCAATAGCTATAACTACATTTTTGTAAGTTTTATATGTTGATATACGAGGTGATTTGTGTGTCCTTTTTTGGTCGATTTGCACACAAGAAGCAAAAGATAGAGGTGCATCAATACAAGCGAGTGGGAGAAAAGCGATTTGTCCCTCATTATTATTGCGGGCATTTGATCAGGATTTATCCAGAGCTTTCTCCGCATTATGGTGCATACATGGATGACGTATTAAAGTCGAACGTCATTATTTCAGATGATATTTCCTATAATTTGGAAAATTTAGAATCTATAAAGTCAATTCTCATGCCTTCGTATGAAATTCATGTAGAGAATCGTATTGACAGAGAACTTGGAGCCACAGGAGCGATAGAATACTTTTTGTTGAAAAAAGCTGAGTATTATTGGCATGTTGGAGAAATTAATCTGTCTCTCGCTTGTTATGCGAAAGCCACAGAAATGATGGTTTTATCAGACGTATATTGGGACGATTCGGTTTTTTATTTGATTTGTGACAAATTGAACGCCATCGGAGAAACCTCCGTTGCTGCAAGATGGAAGAATTGGATTGATAGTAAAATTTGCATGGCCGAGGACGAGTTTGATTTACTGATTTCGCATACCGAAAACAATGATATAAGTGAAAAAAAAGAACTTTCGTCCGCGGAAAAAGAAAGAATAATGGTAGAAAGAATAACAGCGGCTGATATGCTTCAGTTCGTTGATATCCCATACAACCTTAATTTCCCTGTCAAAAAGCATATTCGAGATGGAGCTCATCCTTTCGCTTACATGGATTTAAGTGATTTTAATATTGCTGTAGCAAAACGCCATTTGTCGGAATTAAACACAATAATCAACGAGCATAGACATACGATACCTTTGCTAAAAAAACAGTTTTTTATCGATATAGAGAAAATTGAATTTCGTCAGTATAGCGATTACTACGGATATACTCGCCTTATGTGTACTCCATACACTTTTACTGGCCGAGTGGCTAAATCCCCTGTACAGTTATCTTTTATGTCAAAACTGGGTGTTAGATCGTATTTAGTTAACGGAGATATCCGATATTTGGCTGACGGCAGCATACAGAAAGCAGATGTAAATATTTTTATCGAGAAAAAGCCGCATCAAGGCAGCACGGGATGGTTTTTTCACTTTGAAACCATTGACAACGTGCTGTGCTTGACAAAGGCAAAAACAACACTAAAACCAGACAATAAAGGTTTGCCTGGTGTTGTGTATGATCGTCATTAGGGGTAACTGTTATGGCTAAAAGAAAAACCGTTTGCATAGATGTCCCACAAGTCCTGTCGTGTTCAAAAACAAACGGTTGGAGCGCGGCTACTCTTGCACGTAAAGTGGGGAAGCACGAAAGATGGTTCAGCGAAGTCAAACGCGGCCGCAACCTCCCCTCACCAGAGGAGGCCGCCCGCATGTGTGCTATACTTCAGGTCGAGCCAGAGGAGATATTGATCGAGAAAGACGACGTTGATCTTGTCCGTTCTCTCATAGACAGCCAGCGTGAAGAACAGCAAAAAAATAAGCCCGCCCCCGATGGGGACGAGCTTACAGGTGGTGGCATTATTAAGGAATGGATGGACGAGTTGTCAGATATTGACGAGGCGGAGTCAAGAGTTCTTCTCGAAATGATCCGCGCATACAAGAAAGGAAATAAGTTTTAGATATTCATGCGCACTCTTTCCTTTCTTTCCAAAAGATGAGCAGCTCGCGCTGCTGCTCCGGGGTGAACTCTTTCAGTTCGTCCATGATATCACATATCACGGAGCTTTTCGCCATGCTCCCGAAACTATCTTCATTACCCACATACTTCACTCCTCGTATAAGCAACCCGCCGTGCGGCGGTATAAATAACAAACGTTAAAAAGGCTGCCCGCCGGGTGTATGTCGCCAAACTTTCCACCCAGCGGGCTTGTGCTAGGGCCACTGTTATCCTAGCACAGCCATAGGGGATCCGCAATTTCACAGCAAAACAAGTGCAGCTGATTTCCGGCTTCTGCCTGTTTGCGCGCGTCACGTCGGATGTCCACATGTGAACATTTTTTACGGAATCTTAACGAAAGGCTGTGTTTTGATGCCAAATATGCATGCAAGAGGCCCCCACGGTTCCGGGCCTTACGACAAGTGCCTCACATGTGATTACCTCGGTACTCGCTGTGACGGCCCGCGCACCACATCTATGGCTCTTGAGCGCTGGACAGTCTGGTGTCGTGCCCTTAAGGACAAGAAGGGTCTGACCAACGAGGAGATCGCCGAAAAAGCCGAGGTGTCAAGCTCCACCGTTGCCCGTATCATGCGCGGCGACGTGGACAAGGATATAAAGCGCTGGACGGTCGCCGCCATTGAGAGCGTTCTTATCGGTTCCAGCGGAGCGTATCCCTGCGCCATGGAGCTTGAAGCGGAGCTGCCGCCACTCGCCAAGGAACTGGAGGAGAAGTCCGCCGAGCTGAGCGCCAAAACCTTGGAGGCCGACCAGCTCCGTGTCACGCTGGAGGAGATTCACGCCTCTTACGAAAAGGAACTCAACACTCTCCGTGCCGAGAACCAGCGGAAGATAGACCATCTCACCGCCGAAGTGGCGCACCTCAGAGCGGAGAATACCAACAAAAACGCCATAATCGCCAAACTGTTAGGGTAGCTTTATGATGAACCATCATACGTCCTAGGGTATGCTCTAATAATAGAACATATGTTCGATGATAACAATTGTGAGTGTGTACAAAATTAACTCGCTGTTTTTGTGCAGATAAGAATGTATATTTGGAATCTGAGGTGAGATACAGTGCCTACATATTGCAGATACCGCGGCTGTGCCGTGGAGATCCCGGAGGGAAGCATATACTGCCCCATGTGTGGGCGTATCCAGCTGAAAGAACGACTAAGAGGCAAGCGCCCGAACGGCAGCGGCACTGTGTACAAGCTCTCTGGAGCTCGCAGACGCCCGTGGGTCGCAGCGAAGAACAAAGCTATCATCGGATATTATGAAAGCAAGGCGGCCGCGTTGGCGGCTCTTGACGCGCTCTCAGGACAGCCGCTTACCGACAAATACAACATGACATTCGCACAGGTGCGTGAGGCCTGGAAAAAAGAGGCTTACAGAAAGCTGTCCGAAAAAGGAAAGCAGGGCTACGATACGGCATTCAAGCATTTCACCCCGCTCCACGACAAGAAGATGCGCAGCATTACAGTGTCCGATGTTCAGGAGATTATGGACCTACACTCAAGCAAATCTAAATCCATGCAGAATAAGCTGCGGCAGCTCATAGGCCAGATGTGCAAATGGGCTATGCGCGAAAAGATCATTACTCTTAACCTGGCGCAATATTTGTATTTAGACGGCAAAGACGCAGCAGAAAAGGAGATTTTCACTGACGAGGAAATAGCAAAACTGGAAGCTGACGGTAGTGAAACGGCGCGCATCGTACTCATGATGATCTATACCGGTATGCGCATCAGTGAACTATTCCTGCTCAAGAAAGCTAATTACCATATCACATATTGCATTGGCGGTGTGAAGACCGAGGCCGGACGTGACAGAATAATTCCCATCCCCACTGTCGCTCTGCCTCATTTTGAATATTTCGCTGCAAGAGCAACAGAGCTGCTCCTAGATGGCCACGAGGGCAACAAAAACCACCGCAATTATCGAGAGAGAGAATATAAACCTAAACTTGCCGAGCTGGGCATCCGTCCGCTACTGCCTCACTCTGCGAGACATACTTTTGCAACAAAGGCAGTACGGGCAGGCGTAAAACCCGAAACCCTACAACGGATCCTGGGCCACGCTGATTACTCGCTCACTGCCGACACTTACTATCATGAAGACGCTGAGGCATTGGTGGACGCAACACAACAGATTTGGAACGTTACTAACAAATAACTATCACAACAATTTCAAACAAACAAAAAAGTGCTGAAAACCGCTCAAAAAGAGCAATTTTCAGCACTTAAATGGTGACCCAGCGGAGATTCGAACTCCGGACACCCTGCTTAAAAGGCAGGTCTTTCAAAAACATATATTGCAATTCAGCAGAAAATCCAGCATTTTCGCCTAGTTTTCACAACTTTATCACGCTTTTTTCATTGCGTTCTGCCTCTGTTTTTTTACAGTTACTAACAAATTACTATCAAAACAAAGCCCCCGGGAAAAGGTCTCCCGGGGGCTCCCCTTATTTCTTCACCACGCACTCGTAGTATGCCGCCAGTTTATCCTCGACAGCATCCTTGTCCTCAAGCCATGCTTTGGCCATGTCGGCGTAGAAATCGATCTTGTCGCCGACGCCATGCTTGCGGAATACGGCGCTGAAGTCAGAGTAGAGCATGTTAAAAACAAGGAAGTACTCAAGCGGCTCACCCGAGATGCCCCGCTGTGCCATCACCTGTTTTATCTGCTCCATGGTCCAGTGCGGCCCGGTCGTGCCGTCGGCATTCCGCATCTGACGTGACCACTCCGTAGCCATGGACTGATCCACACGGCGCATCTGGCCGGAGGCGTGGCCGGACATGCGGCCGGAGCCGCCCATGCGCTCCATCTCGTGCATACGGGGATAGTCGGCGCTCATGCGGTACTCGTTGTCGAACTCCTGCCCGTTGGCGTTGAAGCCGATCCTGTTCATCTGTGCCCGCCACCCTTCCTGCTCAGGAGCTCTCCCAGAATATCCGCCGCCGCCATAATAACCAGCACCGTTATTATCGTCCACATACTCGTTCCTCACATTCCTCTGAGGGGCGTATCGCCCATCATCATAATGTTCACGTCCCCGACGATTACGAAATCGGCCCTCCACGCCGCCATAGTTCATGTCGGAGCCGTTATACTCGTTGCGGGTGTAGTCTCGTCCCTCATACTCGGAGCGGTTGCCGCCCCTGTAGTTTGCCTCAGCTGTCCAACCATCATTGAGGCGACCGTCGTCGCGGCGGTTCCTCATGTCTCTTTCGCGGTAGTCCCGTTCCCGTGACTCGCCGTCTTTTCGGTTCATGCTGGTGATCGCCAGCATCTTCATGCCAGGATTCATCTCAGGCCACCTCCTTTATGCGCCCGCCGCCGGAGCGGTGCCGTCGATGGAAGTCAGGTTGTTGTTGGGCGTCATCACACACGCCCTGCCAAGAAGCCTGAAGGAGCCGCCGGTAGCAGTGGTGCCCACACAGACAGAGTAACGCGTTCTGGTGTCAATGTTGCGCTCTGTGAGCTGTGTTCCGTTGCATGAGACAAACGGATAGAGGACAGTGCCGCCGCCTATTGTAAAGAAAACCGGGGCCTCTCTTGTGGTAGCGGCGGGGATTGCGTCGGTTATAACGATGCAATACTTCTGACCGTCGTTATAAGCTCCCGCCGGGAGATCGATAATAAGGTTAGGCGCTGTAAACGTCACACTCTCACTGAATACCAGCCGAGAGCACAGCCGTTTAATATACCCACAATATCTGCTCATAAAATCATCCTTTCAAAAAGTCAGGGGAGAGCGCGGAGCCCTCCCCGATGTTGTCACCCGTTATCGGGGATTGTTGTTTTTACAACGAACTAGCAGCCACAGCCGCAGCCACCCTGATAGGGGACCTGCACGGGAGTGGGAGGGCTCACCCAGTAAGCGGGGGTGGGGCACTCGTGGCCGGTGCGCCTGATGATCTCGGCCGTGGAGGCGTCGATAGCAGCGCGGAAAGCCGCTGTCTGGTTGGCCTGGCTCACCTGATTCTGGAGCTGTGCGATCTGAGCATCCTTGCCGGCCAGCTTCTCATTGACCATGAAGTCAAAGAGGCTCCTGTAGTTGGCATTGCTGGCATCGATCACGTCGCGGAAACCGCTCTGGATGGTGTTGCCCAAATTGCAGAGCCCTGTGGCGAGGTCAAAGCGCACATTCTGAATGCCGTTCTGTGTCTGGCAGCAGCAGTCGCTGATCTGGTGTCCCAGATCACAGACAGCCCTGTCAACGCCGTGGAAGCCGTTGGTGATGCTGCCGGTCAGAGCGTATGTTGCGTCAGAGATGCCGTTCTGTACGCCTCTGACGGCGCTGTCGATGTTCTGGATGGCGAAGCTGTCGTAAAGCTCGGCGCGGGTCAGCGCACCATTCACGCCTACGCCGCCGAAGCCGCCAAAGCCGCCGCCGAAACCGCCGTTGAACATCAGGGCAAACAGGAGGAACGCCCAGATGCCGTCGCCGCTCCACATGCCGTTATTGCCGCCGCCGGAATCCTGTCCGAGGGCATAGCCCATTGCAAAGCTATTATCTTCTGCCATAAATAAAATCTCCTTTTCAGTAAAATTTCAGCGGCCGCGCGCACCGCCTGTGGGGTGCGGCTTTTTGTCAAGATGCCGCCTAGAACTGAAAAGGAGTTATTAAGGAGGAAAACTATCTGCTGCTTGGTATCTGAATGCCCATAGAACGGGCGAAGTCCTCAAGGGTGGTGCCCCGCTCAGCAGCTATGTTCTGAGCATACTGCCGGAGCTGATCCGGGGATTTGCCCCGCATGATCTCAATCACCTGACGGGCGCGGGGGTCACTCTGTGCCATGGACATAAGTATGTCCCGAGGGTTCCTGCCGGCGCGGAGCGCCTGTGCCATAAGCATCAGCGGGTTATTCATCTGATTCATCATTTGTCTTTTTCACCTTTCCTCTCGTCCTGAGCTTTTCCACCTCGGCGCACAGCGCCTCAAACTGCTCCGTGGTCACGTACTGGACGGCAGGAGCCGGAGCCTCCACCTCCCGGCTGTATATCTCAAGCGGCGCCGTGCCGTTGTAGGCGTTGAATGTCTTGGAATAGATTTTGCCGTTGGCCGTGTCCACAAAATATGTGGTGCTGCCGTCGAAGGGTATCTGATAAACTCTCGCCTCCTCCGGGCTTGTCACAGGGAGGCACACAAAGCCGCGCTGTGCCGTCGGAGCGCTTACAGGAGCCGCAGGGGAGGGCGCGGAGTACATGTTCCAGCCTGATTGCCGAAGGGCTGCACAGGGCTGCCAAATGCGCCGGGTGCACCGTAGCCATACGGATTAAAAGCCATAAATTCAGCACTTCCTTTGTTTGATTTCTGATATCATGATATCAACAAAAAAAGACCGCTGAGTGCGTACACTCAACGGTCTCGTTTCATTTATGATGCATTTGTGTGCGTGTCACCAAAAAGTCTTTGCGCGGCGTATTCCACGCGGGGCAGGATGTGCTTCATCCTCCGTGTGATGACTGTCCTGTCATAGCCGAGCTCCTCGGCAATGTCTATCTGCGGCACTTGCTCTATGAGATACTTCTTGGCGACAAAGGTGTCGAAGGTGCCCAGGTTCGCTTCCGCGATAACCTGTTCCACTTCGCTCCTTAGAAGCAACTCGATGGAGCGAGGCAGCTTCACTCTTGCAGCTGTCATAATATCCCTCCAACGGTCACTCTGTTTAGTTTACGGTGGCCTGATGTTTTGCCCTAACACAAGCCCGCTTCGGCCCTAGTACTTCTCATACTCGCCCTGTATGGCGTAGTACTGTCTTTCCTTGATGTTGATCTTCGAGAAAGCCTCGTCACCGTTAATGGCGGCGAGGTGCCCGCCGTCCAGCATGACGGCGTATTCCAGCCCCAGCTTTTTTGCAAAAGCGTTGACCTCTTTCCCGGTCATGGACTTGCAGTATACCATGTAGTAGTATCCCCGCTTGAAGCCCAGCATGGTGTGAGCCGTGCGCCGGAGCACGTCGGAATAATCCTCGGTCTTTCCGTCTGCGGTGAGCCTGCAGAAGCCCTCGGCCTCCGGATCGTAGTTGTCCAGAAGCCCCATGCCTCCCACCGCCCATCTGATGTTGTCACCCAGCGCGGCGGCGGAGACGGTGCGCATGATGCCGCCGGAGCCGTCCCATCTTCGGAAGATGACGCTCTCCGGCCTGTTGAATTTGGCGTGACACGACCACTCCCGGCAGACTCTGCCGTCCTGTATCATGATAGACCACGGGTGCCGCCCGGAGAGGAAGCCGCCGTTGATGGTGTTGTTCCAACCGGCCAGCGGCGCCGAGGGTGAAAAGGGCACGATGTTCCGGGCAATGATGACCGGCGCTCCGTATATCTCCACCGTCAGAGGGAAGCAGTCGGCGCCCAGGGCGGCGGCTATGTCGCACATCGTCTGTGTGCCGATCTCGCCGTCATCGTTTGCGCCCACGGCCCTCTGGATGGCGCGGATCAGCTTTGTTTCACTGGCCGTTGAGCCTTTTATGATATCCACTGCCTCACTCCTTTTCCAGCAGAACCGCCAGCCTGTGGAGCATGGCGGCCATCTCCTCACGGGTGGTGAAGGACTTATACATCTTGTGGCCCTTCTCGTCGCCGCCGATGATGCCGTTTTCCTCAGCCCACTTTCTGTCCTCCGCGCTCCATGTAGAGGGCGGAATCTCCTTCCGGACAGCGAGATAGTTGTCCATCATGGCGTCGAACTGCGCCTGTGTCATTTCTTCATCTCCTTTCGAATATTTTGGGCGTGCAAAAGCGATGCAGACAGATCTCTTTCTGTTTCGGCGCATCACCTTCCCGCCGTTGTCGTCGCTTTCTATGCTGGTATTCCCCTCGATGGCGATAATGTCGCCGTCAGCGTCGATGCTTTCCACAACACCGATATGTACGGCTGTGCTCTTTGCGCCCTTCCAGTTGTAGAACACAAGGTCGCCGGGCCGCGGGTCGGTGACGATCTGCCCCTGCACCCTGTAATACTTCATCAGCGTTGTGCAGGAAGCTGTTTTCCCGCCGCCGTAAAACAGGTCCGAGGCGTCGCCGGCCTTAAAGAGCCACCAGATAAACGTGCAGCACCACGCCCAGGCTGAACCGGAAACGGCTCGTCCATAGTAGGCGGTATTATATTTGACCTGGTTGGAGCCCATCGGCGACTCCTTCACCCCCAGCTCGTCCCGCGCCAGAGAGAGGATATCTTCGGCTGTCACACCCTACCCCTCCCTTTTCTTATACTGAGCGCTGCTGAGTCCCAGCAGGACGCCGAGGAAGGTGTCCACGGCGGTGATGGTGCCCACCACTTCCTCGCCGTAGGGGAAGCCCCATATCCCGGCCAGCGCAAAGTACAGCGTACCCAGCGCCGGGAGGAAATACATGGCCACCCATTTCAGGATGTCATATACCTTGTTGCTCATTTGCTCGTCTCCTTTACAAAAAAGTCTTTATCGGTCTGGCATTTCTTGTATGTTTCCTTGACGTTCTCTATAGCGAGAACGGCTTTGCTGTTTTCAAAATCCTGATGTGTGCGGCAGTATCGTCCGTACTCGGTGATATCGTCCATGATCTCATCAAAGTGTTCCTTGGTGTGACGCTTTCCCTGCAAAATCTCATCGGAAAAGCGGAGTATGCGCAAGCGGCACTGTTTTATAAAGCGCTCATCGTCCAGCTTTATGTGAGCGTCGAGCTTGGTCTGGACGGCCTCGATGCCCAGAAACCGCCCCACTCCCCGGCCAACGGCTGACCAAGGGTTGATTTTTATTGGCGCTATCTGCACCAGCGTGAGCGCCCCTGCCAGAGCGGCCATAAGAGCCTCCGGCAGATGTGTCATTATCCAGTCCATCAGGCCACACCTCCGGAGCCGCCCTGTACCTCCTCCACGGTGCCAAGATATGTCCAGTTGGCTATGTAGTCTGTGGGACTGTAGGCGTTGTTGTCCACCGCCGACATATACACTCTGCCGTCATCTATGCAGCACTCGCCGGTGCTGTATACGCCGCTCGTGCCGAGAGGTGTGACAAAAGGCTTGGCGCTGGCGGCGTCAGTGGTGTGTGCCAGCCCCCAGAGCGCCCGGAGGGTGGAAGGACGCCCCTCGTAGTTGGCGGCGTTGTAGGGCTGTAAAAGCGTCCAGAGCTGCCCTTCGTCGCTCACGGGAGAGCCGACAGGCCAGAGAGAATAATCCTTTGCGGGGTCAAAAGCCGGGGCCTTTGTCTCCTCCGCAATGAGCTCAGTGCCGGTCATGTTGGCGGCTCTGGCCCGGAGGTCAAGGGCGTCGGCTTTGCCCTGCGCTCTCAGGACATTGAGTACGAGGTCTTTGTTTGTCATGCTTCATTTACTCCTTCCGTGTAAGCTGCGGCGAGTTCGTCATAAAAAGACGCCTCTGCCGCTTCTATCTTTGCCACTCTCTCCTCAAGTGTAGGCTGCTGACTGGGAGTCGTCGTACCCTCCGGGTAAAATGTTCCCGTCTCATCATCATACAGCCATCCTTCGGGAGGAGTGGGCTTTATAAAGCGTTCGTCGCCCTCCTTGGTGGGGTCAAAACCCCAGTCCTGAAAAACGTAATCGGGAGCCTCGGCAAAAACCGTCTCGGGCGTGAAACGGCCCACGGTAGAAGCGAGATTAGGGAATTTATGACTCACATCGTTGTAGCAGATATTGTCTACGATCTGAAATACTTTCATTGTTTAGCCCTCCATTACCATTGCGTAGTAGGTGAGGATACAGATACCCGGGGAGCCGGAGCCGCCCGTGCCGTAAAGCACATTCCCGCTTGAATCGCTATAACGTGCGCCCCCACCTCCGCCAGCAGCGTACCCCGAGGCACCGCCGCCGTCACGATAGTTAATGGTATAATTATATCCACCAAAACCACCAACGCTCCCTTTACCGTAGCCGCCGCCTCCGCCGCCAGAGCCATAACAGGTGGAAGACGGCCAGCTCTGGCCGCCCGTTCCGCCATCGCCACCATAACCGCCTCCGCCTCCGCCGCCAGCACCATAAAGAGTTCCGCTACTAGCTCCACCGTCGCCGCCGTTACCGCCATAACCGCCTCCGCCTCCAGAACCTCCTGGCACGGTAGCTGTTCCTCCACTATTACCACCGTTACCGCCATAGCCACCGCCACCGCCAGAGCCATAGTAACCACCGTTTCCTCCGTTACCACCATAGCCACCACCACCAGCAGTGCCCATACCGTTTTGTGTAGAAGAAGTGAAGGTCTGCGTTGTTCCGGCTTTGCCCTCACCCTCGTACTCAAGTCCTAGTCCCATGGTGTTTGTTCCATCCGTTGCGTCCGTCGGCCCCGCCGACGAACCGGAACCTCCAGCACCACCGTAAGTGCCGCCGCTGCCACCAGCACCGCCACCATAAGATGCCGAATAACCAGCTCCACCGCCGCCTCCGCCGTAAGTGCCACCATTGCCACCATCACCGTAGATGTCATGTCGTGTTCCGTAAGTGCTTCCGCCGCCACCACCATAGGTGCCGCCGTCGCCACCCTTGCTGCCTCCGCCACCGGCACCACCGCCACCGCCGCCGCCATAGGTCGCAGTACCGCCGTTAGAGCCATTACAACCGCCCCCGCCTGTCCCACCACTACCATCGTATGAGCCACCGTTAGCTGTAGCATATCCACCAAAAGAGGACGCGCCACCATTAACATTACCAGCGCCGCCACCACCAATAGTGATAGGAACTGAAACACCCCCGGCCAATTCCACTTCGGCTGTTGCCATGTGTCCGCCACCGCCGCCACGAGCACCACCGCTTGAACCTTTTGCACCGCCACCGCCACCACCAAAGATCCTCACATGGATAGGCGAGGCGATATTCGCCGGTACAATCCACTCAGTGTCGGCGGTAATAATCTCGGTTATCAGCTTTTTCTTATACTTAGCTCCGGTAGACATGAGCACCCACTTATACGCACCATCCGTAATTCCGATGCACTGATATATAGAGGGGCTTTCGGGGTCTGTGTTGTCTATGTAAAACTGACCGAGAGCTCCGGGGGTCTCCGTTGTAGGCTCGGCCTCGCCTGTGAGCAAGGTTCGGGAGGAAAACGCTTCGTTGATATTCCTGTCCGCCGCATTGCCCCACAGGGCTGTCTCTGTATCGTCTGTAAGTGTTGTCTGCTTATTAATAAACGTCCCCTCATCGGTGACTGTACCGGGAGCGGGTGTAACATCATAGATATCACTTGTGCCCGCCACGGGCGTCATCTTGTACCTGTTCGGGTACTGGACTATCCTGTCTCTCATTCTCTCGCTCCTCTCATGCCTCGTTCACGCCCTGACCATACGCCGCCGCCAGCTCGTCATATGTGGCGTATTCGGTAGTGATGGGTGTTGTGGGGGTGGGGTCGGTCTCTTTGTGTATAAGGGTATATCCCGTGCTTGCCGCGTACTTTTCGGCAAATTCCTCGCTTGCGACGATGGTGTTTATGAGCTCGTCGCCGCTCCATACTTCATATCTCATGCTGTACCTCCAGAGCGTTTGTAGAAGATGATGACAAGACCTTGGCCGGCGTTTGTCGCGTTTCCGGCGGCTCCGCCGCAGTAGCCGGGTGCGTCACCGCCATAAGTGCCGCCGTCGCCGAACAGGCCGCCACCGCCGCCGCCAATTCCGCCGTGGGAAACTCCGCCGTTGCCTCCGTTCCCGAAGAAACCACCTCCGCCACCACCCCCGGTAGCATAGTTTGAACCTCCAGCATTTCCACCATTTCCAAAATAGCCGCCTCCGCCGCCTCCGGAACTGTAACTGCTGTTGCCGCCAGAGCTGCCGTAGCCGCCACCACCACCGCCAGCGGCATAACTGGAGTTACCAGTCCCGTAACTTGCGCCGCCGGTCGCCTTTGCCAGTAAGGTGAAAGCATTTAATACGAGCGATGCGAAAAAAGGTATTTCGACATTGTTGGTGCCTTGTTCTCCCGTCTGAGTCGAGTCTCCGCCTTTTCCTCCGAACTCACCGGCGGAGCCTCCAGTGACGGGCGACGCAGACCCATTACCAGTTCCGCCGCCACCGCCACCGCCATACAGTCCACCATTTCCACCATTCCCGCCTCCAGCGTTGGCACTAGCACCGCCGCCGCCTCCGCCAAAGGCTCCATTCCCACCTTTGCCGCCGGTTTCCAAGAGGCCTTGTGCAGTAGCCCCGCCACCACCAGCGCCCCCGTTACCGCCGCAGCCGTTACCATCTGTTGTGCTGCCGCCGTCGCCGCCCTGAGCAACAAGTTCGCCAAATGAGCTGGCACCGCCGGATGCCCCCACGCCGGTGCCGGGAGCGCCAATTATTACTGTTATTTCTGTGCCGGCCTCAACACTAATATCCGCCTCAACAATATGGCCGCCACCTCCGCCGGGATATACAGTGGTGGAAGCCGACTCGTATATCAACGCCTTCCCGCCATTCCCCCCAGCACCGCCCATCAGCACATGAACATCGCTGACGATATCATCAGGCGCAGTCCATGTGGTGGACTCGGTAAAAACCTCAATGGTATAGTCAGAGCCCTCATTTATGGCCTGTTTAAACTTCTCATTAAACGCCGCCATGGTCGGCCTCTCAGTCTCAGTAAAAGGCGTAAACGCCATCACTCAACATCTCCTTCCTCTGTAAGATCGTCCCAGTTATCGGGGTATTCGCTGGGAGAGTATGCACCGTTGTCCACTTTCGAACGGTAGACTCGTCCGTTCTCCGTGCAGCACTCGTCCGTCATGTACAGCCCGCTTGTGCCCAGCGGAGCCACGTAGAGCTTGGCCTTTGCGGGGTCTGTCGTGTGGCAGATAGACCAGAGCGCCGGGGTGTTTGACGGTGTTGAGCCGGGGTAATTAGCTGCACTGTGCGGCTGTAACAGTTTGAACACCTGTTCTCCTTCTCTGACAGGAGCACCGACAGGCCAGTTTGTGTAGTCCTTCTCTGGGTCAAACTCCGGAGCTTTCCGTTCCTCCGCAATTATGCCTGTGCCGTCCATGGTTACCGAGCGAGTGCGAAGGTCGAGAGCGTCTGCTTTCCCGCGCTCAAACGCTTTTGCGAGCTGTCTGTCTTTGATAGTGGTATCTAAATTCATGCGCTCTGTACCCCCTCATCGTAAGCGGCGTTCAATTCGTCCGCTGTCGCCACGGCCATGGTCGCCTCGTCGGTGGTTTTTGTGTATTCGATGATTACTAGATTAACTGGCAAAGAGGTGCTGGACACCAAGCTGCTTACCCCTATCGCCGTTTTCGCACTATTCAAGGCGATTACACACTGTCCGTCTGGCCCTGGACGAACCGGATAGTTTGAATTCGAGTTGCGGTATTCGAATTGAAGTTTGACTGGATGGTCAATATTTAACGAAGAAACATTTGCATATGTCGCCCATGATCCATGCGGCGCAGACACCGAATCAACGTACATTTTCCTGTACACCGGCTTCCCATCTATCCAAGTTCCAACGACTGTTTCTTCTGTGGAGTAGATGTCAAGGGCCGGCCCCGCCGAGGGCATATCCTGCGCCTGTGGTTTCCCGTTTTCGTCAAACCCCACCATCTGGCCAGCAGCACCCTTTATGGCGTCCTGCTTGTTATCCCATTCTGTTTCTTTTTCTTTGACTGTGCCGACCGCCGCGTCTATCTCGGCGCCGGTATAAGCGCTGTTATATTCCGCCATACTCAAGCGCTCCTCCTTGTCATAAAGATTTTTCCGTCGGCGGTCATATAAGTTTCACCGTTAACAGTAAACACCGCCGTGTCATCCATGTCCTCTCGCTCTGTAAGGTCGCCGTAGAGAAGTAAATACCAGTCCGCCGCCTGCCAGTTTGTCCACTCCGTTTCCATGGCGTCCAGATCCTCCCATGTGCGCCCGAGGTCACTGACGGCGCTGGGAAACGGCCTCTGTCCGCTGATGAACATGTGTGACGCCAGCCTGACAAACGAGGCCACCATATGCTCTATCAGGTCTTCTATGTCAACAAGTATTTTCTCAATGTCGTTGGCCTCCTGATATGTGAGACCTTCCATGTCCGCCGGCACCGGCGGCGTCGTTTTGTATGTGCCTATAACCGCCCGCACCGCCGCCACGTTCGCCAGATACTCCGTCATGTTCTCCGGCGTGGGATAGTCCGCCGCCGTCCAGTCCGTTTTCGGCTCCGTGGGGTACTCGAAGTGGTACCCGTACCCCGCCAGCCGCTCCCGCAGATATAACAGCGCCTCGGCCACGCGGTTCAGGTCGGGGTAGTTGTATGCGCCTTTGTGGGGAGCCAGATATTCGGCTCGCTCATCGTCGGTCATGTTTTCAAAGCCCTTGAGGGACAATTCCCTTATCCGCACGGCGTCCGCCGCCGTCCTGTCGGTAACAAGGCGCTCTATAACGCTCACTTATCTTCACCACCTTTATCAGACGGCCGCGCCAACGATGGTGCAGTCAGCAGCTGAAAGCCCGCTGAGTATTATGTCCATCCGTGCGATATGCCCCGTCAGCTCGCTTTGCCACGGAGTCAGCGTTGTTACGTAATCGCCGGGCTTTTCCCCCTGCATGACAACCTTCACGTTCTGCTCCTCCCGGCGCATGTAGTAGTTGTAGATATGCTGTGCAACCTCGTCCACATTGTCGGCGTTTATGAGGGTCGCATCCTTTACCTCCACAACGTTCTGTTTGTCAGTGGCTGTGACCACCGGATTTGTGATGGTCTTGACGCCGGTGGTGTGGCTGTAGGTGACGCCTCCGGCCTCGACGGTGTCTGTATCGCCGCCCTCCGTATATGTATGGTATGTGACCTTCACCGCGGTCACAATGGCCGATGTTTTTACATCGCCGCCCAGATATATCCTCCCTGCCGGGATGACCGACGGCTCCGCCACCGCCGTCCTGAACACCCTCACTTTATCGGTACCGCTGGTGTCTGCCACGGCCATCATGGCAAATGCCACCTGCTGCAGTGCTTCCCTGCGCGTACCTTCCGGGATATGCCCGGCTATGGGGATATCGTCAAGCACGGCGTCCATCTCAAGTTCAAAATACCCGCCGAGGATCCCCTCAAGAACGCTCCGGGCAGACTGACCGGTATACATGGCGGCCGGTATGCTCTCCTCGTCAAGAATGCCTATTGCATCCACACAGGATATTTCATAGATGTTGGAACCCTTGCGGGCGCTCTCGCTGATGTAAAACGTGCCTATCAGATGATTATTGTCGTAGGCGTAAACAGGCTGCCGCCGTTGGAAAATGTACTCTATTGCATTTCTGCTGTAGAGGCCGAAGTCCAGCGTATTTATCGCCACTTCTGAAGATATGACGCTTATCTCCTCAGTGATTTGTACGCTCTGAAGCTCGTCCAGGTCGAATACCCGGTCTATTCCGAAAACAACGCGGGTCAGACGTGCGTAGCGGTATGGGAGGCTGGTGGCGTTGAGCTTTATGACGATCCGGTCGTATGCCTCCACGGTGTGTTCACAAAAATATCCGATGCTGTCCGGCGAAAAATCCGCGCTGTCGATAAGCGTCCCGTCCCGGTACCACTTGATGGTCACCGAGGAGCAGTATTCACCGGTGCCCTCGTCGAATACAAGGTTGATGCCGAGAGAGGTATACTGTTCGTCAAAAGATATCGTTATTGTCGGCGGCACTGAGAAAGTACAGTCAGCGCCGCTCATACTCGTTGACCAGAATACCGCCGGCTGCTGCTTATAAAGAGCCGTGCTGCCATTCAGGATCCATCTGTTCCACTCACCCGTGGCTATCCGCTCAGAGGCTTCGGCTCCGTAAGGCAGAAGGGATATATTCGAATTCTCGCTCGCCTCGCTGGCTGTGACCTCGGCGTCGTCCTCTGCGCCGACGGCTATGTCCTCATAGATGAGTTTTACGCTCATATGGGCCTCCTTTGCGGCGACATGGCCACGAAATTTACAGACAGGCCGCTCCACTCGTTGATGTCTCCGGCGGCATAGAGTGAATCTTCACCGCCGGTCACATAGGCTTTAAATGAAAGAACTGACTGCCCGTAGGGGACAGCTAGATCATGGCTCGCGGCAGGGGCGGACAGTATCTCATACAGCTCATCGTATTCCTCTGGGTCTGTCATATACTGATCCAGCCCCATCGTGTAATTATAGAAGGTGCCGATGATGTCTCGTGTCATGTCGCCCGTCATGACACGGCCTGTGTTTTTGCCATCCAGTACGGAAAAGGAGCGCTTAAGCTCCGTCACATGGATGTTGGTGTATTCTTTACCGTCCAGCGTGAAAATAGCTCTCATGCCTTCACCCCCGCCAGACTAACGCCCACGCGCTGAGACTCCTCGCTGTTTGCCCTGTAGACAGCGCGGCCAAACTCTCTGTCGTTGAGCTCCATCACAATTGTGATATCTCGGATTCCGCTTCCGCCAAATCCGCCGGTCTCCTCCCTGACTATGCGCCGGATAAGGCTCTCGGGGGCTTCAATGTTGTTGCCTGACTTCTGGTCGCCCAGCACCGCCATAAACTCCCGATTCGGCGGTATCACCGCGCCTTCAGCAAGACGGGGGAGCTGTACATTACCCCAGCTTACGGAATCTATACTTACTCCGGGAATTTTGTTCAGTACTCCGATAATCTTGTTCACAAAGCTGCCCACGCCGCCAAGAGCCGCGTTTAAACCTCTCTCTATTCCAGAAATGAGGCCGTTCATGGCGCTTTTTGCTAAATCTCCCCACCATTGTGCAGTAAAAATGGGAGCTATGTTTTCGTCCCACCAAGATTCGATGGCTGCCCACGATTCCTTGAGCATGTCGAGCAAAAAGTCCCAATTTGGCGCGATAGCAGCAACAATACTCGCGCCACCCGCGACAAGCAGCCCCAAGCCGAGAGCCGGGCTTGCTCCGCTGAGCAGCAAAATGGCACCCAGCGCCAACAGCGACGCGCCAACCAAGGCCGTTATTCCACCGACCTTTCCGCGAAGAATCGAAACGATGCTGTCCCAATTCACAGTGGCCACTTTTGCCAATCCCACGGCTCCCGCTGCCATCAACCCGATTCCAAGACCGATACGCGCACCGCTAAAAGCAAGGATTGCGCCTAAAACGAGCAATGCACCGCTCACCAAAGCTGTGACCTTTCCGATCGGCCCGCGAAGAAGTTGATTTATCGTATCCATATTGACCACGGCC